AATCCGACCTACGTCGGCAGCGGCCAGACGATGTACTTGTGGGGCGCGCAGGTCGAGCAGGCGAGCGATCCCTCGTCCTATGTGCCGACCACAACGGCGGCGGTGACGCGGAACCTTGATGCGCTCTCGTATCCGGTGGCGGGCAATCTTGTTGGTGCAACAGGTACGGCAGCAATCGAGGGCATCAGCAATCTTTACGCCGCACCCGCCAGTAATTCGCGGGGGCTGATTTCGCTCGACTACGGAGGTTCGATGGTGTTTGCCGTGCGCGCTCCCAGCAACGGCATCGCCATGTATGACCGCACTGGGTTGCCGATCACGGCGAACGCCGTTATCAAAGGGACTCCATTCAAGACTGCATCGCGCTGGGGTGCGGCGGGAGCGCAGATGGGAGTGGTGCTCAACGGCGGCGCAATCGTCAACAACGCCTTCGATGGGCTGATGGATGGCACCACCTTGATCGTCGGAACATTTGCGGGTGACGCCTTGGGTGGCTCGCTCAAAAACATCAAGATTTACGCCACTGCGCTCACCGACGCGCAACTGATCGCGCTTTCGACATGAGCCTCATCGCGAAAAGATTGGTGGTTCTCGCGGGTTCGACCGTGAAGAATCCCTACGGTCCCGACGAGCCGCAGCGCGACAAGGTGCAGGGGATGACCGGCGTGAATCTCGACCCCACGATCATCGTGCAGGGGCCGGGGCCGTTCGCGAACATCCCCGACTTCTGGGATTTTCTCGCCGACGACGCCTTCGACAAGAGCGGATTCGTCACGCTCTACGAAGCCGAGATGTACCCGACCGAGATCATCGTCAAGCGTGATCTTTTCGGACCCTCGGACTTTCCCCATAACTGGGCGGGCTGGCCGCTTCCCGGCGACCCCGACAAGCCACCCGAAATCCTGCCGACCGTCGCTGATCTCGAGGTGCTCGCCAAAGCGAAACTCGAACGAAGGAGAACGTGATGCTAAGTGACGCATTCCAGCCCACGCCGCAGGGCACCAAGACAATCACCGTCACCGGCGCATCGCAGCTTGTGGCGCTGCCCGCCAATGGCGAATTCCTCGAGCTCCAGAACGCGGACGCTGCGGCGGTCTTCTTCATCGAGACTACGCCGTTCAGTGGTGGCATCGCCGCGGCGATCGCCAGCGGCTATCCGATCCTTCCCGGGCAATCGAAGATCATTCGCCGGCGCCAGGGCGACACTGCGATCGCGGTGATCGGCTCGGCCGGCGGCACTCTCTACGTTTCGGCGGGTGTTGGAACGTAGTAACCCGAGCCGGCTCGTTCAAGGCTCACCCAGACAGGAGTTGTAACCATGACCACCGAAATCAGGCAAGTGCAGCCAGGTACTCCGCAAGTCTTCCGCGCCCCTGCGGGGCGCTCCTTCCTCGTGGTGCCCGATGGCCCGAACGCGGGCACGATGACGCTCGAGTACTCGCAGGACGGCGTGAACTACCAGAGCGCGCCGCAGGGGCCGTCGGCGTCTTCGTACTCGCTTTGCCCCGATACCTACGGCGTTCAGGCGCAAGGCTACGTGCGCGCCAGCGCAGGGCTTTCCTCCGGCCTCGCCATCGCGTCCGACTATGCGCAGGTGCGCAATGTCGGCATCCAGTCGCCGGTGGTGTGCAACATCAACCAATTCATGGCGAGCCAGATCGCGCTCGCCACCGAGCAGCGCCTGTGGTCGATGCGCTTCCCCGCGGGGTTCCTCCCGCAGAATTTCTGCGCCTCAGTCGACATCCAGTTCAGCGCAACGAACACCGCTGGCGTGAAGACGCTCAAGGTGTACTTCGGTCCCTCCGGCGCCGGTGGCACGGCGCTCGCAAGTGTCGCGGCGACCTCGCTCCTGAACGGCCGCGTGCTCCTCGATTGCTACGGCGGGACCGATTTCGTGACGGTGAGGGGGAGCTCGGTGGGGGCCGGCGCAACGGCGCTCGTTTCGAGCACGGTTGCACCGTGGAACCAGAACGAGATGGAGTGGTGCATCACGGCCACGAAGGCGACGCCGGCCGAAGCACTCTCCATCGATCGGCTGCGGGCCGAGCTCTACACTCAGTAGTATTGCGCTGACATTTCGTTTCTGATTGGCTGACGCACGTTGTAGGGCGAATTAGCGGTAGCACTACCGGCGGTGCGAAACACCGGGAGGCCCCTGGGACGGGCCTTCGTGGGACGTGCGTTCATGTCCGAAGAACTCGATCTGATGCTTCCAACCGGCGGCGGGGAGGAATCCCCCGCTGCCGGTGCTCCACCGGCCGCGCCCCCTCAAGGGGATGACGCTGCCTCGCGCTCGGCGAGCGAGGCTCCGCCCGATTCCGGCACTCCGGTTGATCCGAACGCTGCACCTGTCGCGGAGGGCGAACAGCCCAAGGCGAAGGGCGTGCAGAAGCGGCTCAACGAGTTGGTCTCAGATCGCGAGCGCGAAGCTCGTCGGGCAGATCAGGCAACGGATTTGCTGAAGGTTGTCCTGCAGGCGGCGCTTACGCCGCAGCAGGCAGCGCAGCAGCAGGCAGCACAGCAGGGTGAGCGTCCGCCCCGGGCGGAAGACTACGGCAACAACTGGCAGGAGTATGACCGTGCGCAGCGCGCCTACGAGGCGAGGGCTGAAGCGCGCCGGCTGATCGCGGAGGATCGCGCGCAGCAGACGCAGGCGCACCAGGCGTGGCAGCAGCAGCAGAACGCGGTCCAGGTCGAGCAGGCCAAAGAGCAGTTGCAGATGGCGCTCGGCTCGGAGATGCGTGCGGCCGCTACCCGCTACCCCGACTACGAGGACGTCATCTCGGCGGCGCCGGTCAATATTCCCGTCAACCTCCAGGCCGCGATGCTGGTATCCGGTTTCGGGGGCGACGTTGCCTACCACCTTGCGATGCACCCGCAGTTGATTCCGCGGCTGGCGCGGATGCCGGATATGCAACTCTCGAGCGCGATCGCCAAGATTGGTTTCGCGCTGCGATCTGGGCCCAGCAACTCCAACGCTCCTCCGGCGTCGCGACCAGCGCGCGGGAGTGGCACGGCCGACCTGGGCTATCCGAAGGACGCTACGCCGGAGCAGCACGAGGCGTGGAAGAAGCGGAACCAGGCGGCCCAGCAGAAGAGGGCCTAGCAATGCCGAACACTGTACTCACGCCGACGATGATCACCAACGAGGCGGTGATCGTCCTCGAGAATCAATGCAACGGGGTGCGCTTCTTCGATTCGCAGTACTCCGACCAGTTCGCCAAGGACGGCGCGAAGATCGGCGCCACGCTCAATATCCGCAAGCCACCGCGCTATATCGGCCGCCAGGGCGCAACGCTCGCGGTCGAGGACCAGACCGAAACGCAAGTGCCGCTCGTGCTCACGACGCAATTCGGCGTCGATGTGCAGTTCACCTCGCAGGAGTTGACGCTCTCGCTGCAGGATTTCAGCAAGCGCGTGCTGATGCCGCAGATGGCGGTGATCCGCAACCGGATCGATCGCGACTGCTGCCTGCAGGCGATGATCACGCCGAACGAGGTGGGACTCCCCGGCACGCCGCCGGCAACCCTTGGAGCTCTCCTGGCCGTGCGCCAGCGCCTGCTCGAGATGGCGGCACCGGACGACGGGCAGATCTACCTGCTGCTGGGGCCCGCGGCGAACACCTCGCTGGTCAACGGTCTCTCCACGCTCTTCAACGCGCCGTCGAAGATCACCGCCAACTACAACGAGGGGATCATCGCCGACGCGGGTGGCCTGCAGATCGCGATCGACCAGAACGTGTGGACGCAAACGGTGGGGCCGCTCGGCGGCGCGCCACTGGTGAACGGTGCCAACCAGGCGCTGACCACCGGCTGGGCCTACTCGCAGAACCTGCTGATCCGCGGGTGGTCTCTGGCCGCCGCGCCGCGGTTGAGCGCCGGCGATATTTTCACGATAGGGGCCGGGGCGACGGGAGTCTTCTCCGTTAACCCCCAATCGCGCGCCTCGACGGGTTCGCTGCAGCAGTTCGTGGCGCTGGCGAATGCGAGCTCGGACGCGGCCGGCAACATGACGCTGCCGATCCTGCCCGCGATCATCAGCGCGGGGCAGTACCAGAACGTATCGCAGTCGCCGGCCGACGGCGCCTCGATCAATGTTCTGGGCTCGGCAAGCACGCAATACGTGCAGAACCTGGGCTTCCACAAGAGCGCGTACACGATCGCGTTCGCGGACCTGGTGCTGCCGAAGGGCGTCGATATGGCCGAGCGCAAGGTCTACAAGTCGATATCGCTGCGTGTGGTGCGCGCCTACGACATCAACGGCGATCGCTTCCCTTCTCGAACAGATGTTTTATATGGGACCAAGGGGATTTACCCCGAGCTCGGCTGCCGGCTGACGAACTAGCGTCTGTGGTGGTGTTTCTCCCTCCTTCCCTCCACCGGAACCCCTGTCCCGGTGGAGGGTACTTTTTCTCGCGAAAGGAATTCCCGATGAACGAATACCCCAAGATTCTATTCAAGCCCACGCAACCCAAGCCGCAGCCCACGCCACCTGGATCTGGCAGCTACGACGAGCGCACCGTGGGTAGCGAGGAAGAGAAGGACGCGGCGCTGGCGGAAGGGTGGTACGAGTCGCCGGCCGATTTCGGTGTGGAGAGCGCACCGGGAACCTCGCCCGATCCCAAGATCGCCGAAAACGCCGAGAACCCCGCGGCGAAGTCGGGGAAGACGCCGCCGCATCACGGCAGCAAGGAAGAGGAGCGCGAGCGCGCGCAGGCGATCAAGGATGAGGAAGAGGCCGAGAAGCGCGCGAAGAAAGGAGGGAAGTGGTAATGGCGCAACCGGACCTCTCGCGCATGAAGGACGAGGAGTACAAGCTGCTCACGCCCGAGCAGCTGATGAGCTACAACAAGGTGCTGCCCACGATCGACTACGCGAACCCGTACCTGCACCAGGAATTCCCGAAGGCGATGTACGCGTTCACGCCGCGCGAAGGCGGCGGGGGCGGGGGCACGCTCAAGGTGGTGAAGGTGAACGATGAGCGCGAGCTCGCGAAGCTCACCAAGAAAGGCGACTGGCGCGCATCTCCCGCGGACTTCGGCCTGCAGACCGCACCAGGCGCCGCGGAATTCCCGACCGCCGACGCGACGATCGAGATCCCGGCGGCGGCGTGATCCCGTTGGGGCCCCGGGTGGCGGTGGCGCGCGAGGAAGGCGCGCACGTCCTGAAGAGCGGCATCATCGTGCCGCTCCGCGATACGCGCCACGCGCACTGCGGCGTGGTGCTCGCGGTGGGGGAAGCGCACCGCGTCAACGGCAAGCGCCTGCCGCTGGACGTCGCCGCCGGCGAGCGCATCCTCTATTCCTCGCGCGTGGATTCCTTCGCCACCGACGGCGGCCACCTCGACATTGTCGAGGAAGCCTCGATCATTGGCCGGCTATGAGCACGATCGTCGGCGAGTTGATCAAGGACGCGTATCTCTTCGCGGGAATCGGCGACCAGTACAACCCGATCGATGCGGATTCGACCAACCTCGCGCTGCGTTTCCTGAACGATCTCGCGGATTCCTATTCGAGCGACGAGCTCAAGATCTTCCGCATTGGCGACATCTTTCTGCCGCTCACCATTGGCGAGCGCAACTATGACATCAGCGCGACTACGGTACTGGTTCCAGGGATTGGAACCCAGGTAACGCTGCCGCCGGCAACGATCGAAGCGATATCGATCTACGCATTGAGCGGTGTCACTCCACAAGAGCCAGGTAACGTCGTCAAGTTCGTAGGCGTCGCTGAATGGAATTCGATCATCCCGCGTGGTGCGCCGGGGCGACCCTACCTCTGCTGGATGACTAAGAACCCCAATGGGACGCATCTACGCTTCTGGCCGACTCCGGATTCGAGCTTGTGCGCACAACTCTTTTGCGGCGACGCACTGGCCGAATTCACCTCAGTCGGCGACAGCTATGAGGCACCTCCCGGCTATCGCCTCTTCTTCAAGACGGCACTCGCCAAGGTGCTCGCCTCGATCAACAAGATCGCATTGAGCAAGGACCAGAACGACGTGATCGCGGCCGCCGAGCTCACGATGAAGGCGCGCAACTCGCGCCGGCGCATCCTCACGACGGACGTGCCGCAGGACAAGATGGCCGGCAACTGGTTCAACATCTTCACGGGGTATCCGAATTGATTCCCTTCCAGCCGCTGCAGGACATCATCGTGGTGAAGGTCGAGGCGAGCGAGCGCGTGCTCGCTTCCGGTCTCGTGATCCCGCACGTCACCGAGCCTGAGCGCCAGGTGGCCGACGAACGTGACTTGGCCGAGGTGGTGGCCGTCGGTCCCGGCAAGCGGCTCGCGAGCGGCGCGCGCCGGCCGATGTCGATCACTGTTGGCGACTGGCTCGTCTTCGGCAGGAACAAGGGGCAGCTGATCCGCTACGGCGAGACCGACTACTGCGTGCTGCACGAGGAACACGCGATCGGCAAGCTGAACGGCAAGGGGTTCGAGCCCTTGGGTGGCTACATCGTCGCGGCGAAAGCGCGCGGGCCCGAAGCGAGCGAGGCCGGCATCGTGCTGCCGGATGCGGAGCGCGACGAGGCCGAGGTGCTCGCGGTGGGCCCTGGCGAAATCCTTGATGACGGCGAGCTCGAGGTGCCCATCGTGCGCGAAGGCGATCGCATCCTCTTCAACCCGCGGATGGCCGAACCCTTCGTCCATGAGGGGCGCGAGCTCCTGGCGCTGAAGCAGGCGCATATCGTGTGCGTTGTCGAGCGGAAATGAGATGCCCATCGTTCCGCTACTCGGCACGGCGACCCGCGGCAAATCGCCGACGATATCCGCGCAGCGGCGCATCAACGTAGTCGCCGAGCGTTACGCCGGCGACGCGGTAGACAAGGCGCCGTTCAACCTGCTGGGCCGTTTCGGTCTGACCAACCTGGGCACGATCAATCGCGTGCTGCCGCCGAATAACTTCGCGATCGTGCGCGGGTTCTCGGAACAGAACCCGATGTGGACCAACCCGGGCAGTGGCACCCAGGCCGACACGCTGCAGCGCGGGGCGTTCTTCGTGGCCGGCCCCGATATCGGCGTGGTGGGCCGCGGCATCTACCCGCTCATCTGGCAGTCGAACGCGCTCGCCAGCCAACAGGGGCCGGTGTCGATCGCGATGAACCCGATCCAGATGCTCATCGCCGACGGCGCGTCGGGCTACATCGTGAATCTCGCCTACCCGTTCACGGTGACCCCGCTCGCCGGCACCGGCACCGCGTTCCCGATGGGAACCAATTCGGTGTGCTTCATCGCGGGGCGCTTCGTCGCGGTGGACCCGTATCACCCGGGGCGCTTCTACTGGTCGCACGTCAACGACGGGCTGACCTGGGACGCGCTCGACTTCGCCACTGCGGAGAGCGCACCGGATCCGCTGATGAGCGTGAAGGAGAATGCTGGCGAGCTCGTGCTGCTGGGCCGCGACACCACCGAATTCTGGGGTCCGTCCGGTGACACCGCGATCTTTCGCCGCCTGGGCGGCGCTGGCATCGACTGGGGCTGCGTCGCGCCGTTCTCGGTGCAGAAGGCGATCGGCGGCCTCGTGCTGCTGGGGCGCCAGCGTATCGGGGGCGACGCGCAGGTGATCTTCCTCGCGAGCCACCAGGCCACCGAGATCTCGGATCCCGACGTGGTGTCCGACATCAACGCCGAAGAGGACTTGAACCAGGCGGTGGCGCTCGCCTACGTTGCCGGCGGCCACGCGTTCTACCAGCTGAACCTCAGTACGACCTCGTGGGTGTTCGACTTCACGGCGAAGATGTGGAGCGAGTTTCGCTCCGCCGGCGCGCGCCACTACGCGCAGCACGCCACCGTGTGCGACAACCAGACGATCCTCTCCGACTACTCGAGCGCGGACGTCTACACGCCGGACTTCGCGAGCCAGATCGATGACCACATAACGATGGTGGCGCCGTTCTCGCCGCCAGTGGCGGTGGAGTTGATCTCGAAGCACGCGCTTGCCGACTACGAACGCTTCGCGGTGTCCGAGCTCTACGTGGACCTCGAGGTGGGCGACAACCCGAGCGGCGTGGCGGCCGACTTCGATCCGCAGGTGATGCTGCAGTGGAGCAAGGACGGCGGGCGCACCTTCGGCAACGAGGTGTGGCGCTCGCTGGGTAAGGTGGGCGAGTACCGCACGCGCGCCACATGGAGGAATCTCGGCATCGCGCGCGACTGGGTGTTTCGCCTGCGCGTCACCGATCCGGTGCGGCGCGTGATCACCAACGCGGCGATGAGGATCTGATGGAGATCCAGAGCGTCCCGCTCAATCTTGTCGTCAATGGGCAAGCGACGCCGGAGCTCGTGAGCTTCCTGAACGTCGTCAGGAATTTCGTGCAGAGCGCGGAAGGCTACGGCACCACCGCGCAGCGGCCGCTCGATCCGCGACTGGGGCAGCTGTACTACGACACGACGCTTGCCGCCGAAGTGGTCTGCAGCGTGGTGCGCGCCGGCGCGGTGCCGGCAACGTGGAAGCTCGTCTAGATGGACGATCCCACGCTCGCCGATCTCTACGGCACCAACAATCCTGCGCTGCAGGGTTACAAGTTCACGGGTACGGAGTCGCCCGTGATCGCGGCGCTGCGCGCGAAGTTGACGCCGGAGCAGATGCAGAACCTGCAGGCCGGCGCGATCGGTCCTGGCGGTACGAGCCCGATCGGCACCGCGCTCGCGTGGACTCCGTACGATCCGAACCAGCAATTGTTCGACAGTCACCAGCACTACGGCGACACCGTGGACGATCCGGTGTACGGCAAGCTGCAATCGATGTGGACCGAGCCGCGCAAGAGTCAGCACGACGTCGATCGCTGGATGCCGGTCATCTTCGGCGCCGCGCTCGCGGCGATCTCCGGTGGCGCCGCCGCGCCGCTCCTGGGCACGCTCTTCAGCGCCGCGACGCAATACGGTTCGACGGGAAAGCTCAACCCGACGCAGCTCGCGCTGCAGACCGCGGCGGGCTATGCGCCGGGAGTGCTCAGTAGCATTTCCCCGGAGCTCGCGCAGGGGTTCAATGTCGCGAGCAAAGCTTACGGTATCGGCAACGCGGGCTACCAGGCCACGCGCGACAACTACGATCCGGCAATCAACCTGGCCGGCAACGCCGCGCTGGGACAGATCTTCTCTCGAGGTGCGTGATGGCGACGACTGGACCAGATGATCTCAGTTGGATGTTCGACGGCGGCC